CAGGGTTAGCTTGCTTCATAGCGATAGCTTTCTCCTTATTCCGTCTTGCTGCTGTGATGTAGTCGACACCGCAGCTGCAGGCAGCTTCAGCAGAAGCATCGCATTTCTCGCAGTATAATTTTTCCATCTCGATCTCCTAAAAGGAAAGCGGGGCGGCCCCGAAGGAACCGCCCCTTACTCCTACTCATCCGTCTGGTGGGTCACTGCCTGAGCTGCGGCTGCAGCCCGGGCCTCCTCCTCGGCCTTCAACTTCAAGGCCGTGATGCGGAGCTGCTTGGTCGACTCCTTCGAACGCCGCTTGGCCAGCATGCGATTGAACGAGCCGACGAGGCTGTCGTCCGGGATCGTGATGATGTCTTCCATCATCTCCATATCGTTCGCCAGCAACTTGAGCTTGTCGACGATGCGGACCCTGGAGACCATCAGCGAATGGCCGTTCTTATAGTTCTGGACGTGGCTTCGATATTCCACGTCCTCCTCCTGGGCCTTCTCATGGAGGATCTGCAGCTTATCCGTGATGCTGATCGTCCGTTGCGATGTTCGAGTCGCAACGATCTCCTCACGGGTGCTGGGGACCTGCACGACGGGCAGGTTATCCCACTTCGATTTACGAGGCATCTTCCTTACTCTTTCTGCGGGATGGTCCCGCTGCTGTGGTGGTACTCTTTACGCTGACACTACCGAGCTGATCTTAACCCCGGATAAAAGAAAAATAAACCCCCCCGCCTTAGAGAGGTTTCCCACTCATGAAATGCTCGAACACTTCGGTGCAGCCCGGACAGAGGTGAGTTGGTGGCGTGGTCGTCAGGTCATCCAGCCGCAAGGTCATCCAGCCTTCAGGAGGCAGCATACGGGCTGGAGTATTTGCCAGCACGACGTTGATCTCGACAGTACAGCGATCGCACTTGAAGCGGGTCTCAGGCTGAGCCGTCATGGGAAGTTCCTCCGGAAGAGTTCAACGAGCCTCGCCGAGCTGGCCTCCCGCTCGACGGCCACGACCGGTGACCTCAAGGCCTTCTTCGGCGTATCGGCTACACCAGGAGGGAGGTCATCACGGAAGAGGTCGCGCAGATGGTTCTTGTCCCGTCGAAGGTGCCAGGGCAGCGCGAGAGCTGCCTGGGCTACCTTGCGAGCCAGGAAGGGCGAGCGGACCTCGACCCGGTTCCTCATCATCACCCGATCCAGGCGAGGGAGATGCCAGGCCACGAGCTCATGGAACACATCGGACTGCTGGGAGTCATAGCGGGAGGCCCGACCGTAGCCGCCGAAGAACTCGTCGGCACCGTCGCCGGTGAGGCAGACGGTCTCCCGGTCGGCTATTGCATCGCTCAAGGCAACCTGAGGAAGGAGGGAGCCCAGGTCAATCGGCTCCTGCATGTAGGCGAGGGCCTGGTCCAGGGATACCTCATCGAAGCCAAGGGTTATGGCGTCGGGTGCTACCTTCAAGAGGTTCTCGGTCTCACCATTCAGGACATGATAGGGCTGAACCTCGCCGTAGCGTTGGGCCAAGGTGTAGACGATGGCGCTGTCCACGCCGCCGGAGACCAGGGCGGCCACGGGAACATCGGAGGAGATGACCCGACGACGGACCGCCTCCTTGATCTCGGTCTTGAGGTCGAGCCCGCCAATGGGCCAAAGCGGATCAGTGAAGGTGGATTGAAGCTCGCCCTTCTCCGTATAGACGAGGCACTGGCCAGGAAGGGTCTTCCTCACCTCGTTGTATGGTGTGCGCCACGTCTCCGGGCAATAGCCGAACTTGATCACGCTCGAGAGATAGATTTCATCGAGGGTCACAGGGCCAGCCACGAGGACTGCGTCAGGCTCCGACGCTGCGATCTGCTCGTCGGTTCGATAATACAGCGGCTTCTGGGCCAGGTAGTCCGTGAAGAACCAGAGGTCGCCGGAGACGTTATCAATGGCGACTACTGACCAGAAGCCATCGAACTTCTGGAAGCCCGCGGGACCTTCCTCGATGAAGGTATCGATGACCAGGCCCAGGTCGCAATCGGCCTTGGGGTCACGGTCCCTGAAGTCGAGGAGCTGGCCAACGAAGGCTATGGTCCATTGATCGCCGACCTCGAGGCCAATGGGCTGGTCATACTCGAAGCCCAGGCCAACGATGGGCAGACGGGCATGGGCAATGTAGCCCTTCTTCGTCTCTATCGAGTTGTAGCGGGTCCCTCTATGAAAGAGCCGGTCCATGGCCTTCTTGAAGACGTGCCGCGAGATTACTACACCACACATTATTTAGTCTTCCTTACGTAGTTGATGAAATTGATGGTTGATGATTTTTCTTATTGTGTCCTCATCCGTTTTATAGCAGAGAGATTTCAATGTGTCAGCTAGCCAGTTGACCCGGGCCTTCAATCGGTCGATCTCATTTGCTGCCTCGAAGGCATCCCCACCGCCTCCTCGAGAAGGGTCACGAAGCCTCTTTACTAAATCATCCATCAGTGTCTCCCCTTCTTCTCGCAGTCCTTGACGGCCTTATTGATGAGCTTCCGGATCGTGGCCACGGTCCACTCATGGTCGGACTTCTCATCCTCCTCCATCAGGTGCTTGAAGACCTGCTGGATGAAGTATTCATGGAGGAACTCGGGCACCCGGTCGCCGACGACCCGGTTGATGAGCTGGACCTGGTACGTATCGCCGTCGAGATCGACGATGAGCTTGGGGTGCTTCATGGCAGGCGATCCGTCACGCACTTGGCGTAGCCAATGATATCGTCCCAGTGATCCCGGAAGTCAGACTTGCCGCACATGATGCGGGCGATCTTGTGGGAGATCATCTCAAGCGATGTGGCCTGGACCGGTGTGAGCCTGTCCCAGCCTACATGATTTCGCAGCACGTCCTTGAGGGCCTGGTCAAGCTCGGCCACACAAGAGTAGTCGCCATGGGTCGAATGGCGGGCCTCGATCAATTTTTCGGTATCCACTTTTGCACTCCTCTCTTCAAACCTGTCGAGGAGCCTAGCAAAAAGCCGCCGTCAATAGAAATGAATTCCTTGCCTCTCTGAAAGCCTATAGCCTTTGGCTCTTTTCGAAGCGGGGAGTGTACGGCCATGGCAAAGCCGAGGCTGATTATGAATGCCCTGGACCAATTGAAGCGTGATCCAAAATGGGTAGCATGGAAATACGAGCAACGTGGCAAGAGCGAGAAGCCGACCAAGCCACCGATCAATCCGCACACAGGACGGAAGGCGAAGATCAACGACCCTTCCCACTGGTCGAGCTATGATGAAGCCGTTGCGAGGAAGCAGCGGGACAAGCTCGCTGGTGTCGGCTATGTGCTGACCGACGACGATGATCTTACCGGTGCCGACCTCGATGATGTTCGTGATCCCCAGACGGGAGAAGTCCAGGGCTGGGTCATGGATATCCTTGAGCTCGGTGAGAGCTACGCCGAAGTCTCTCCCAGCGGGAAGGGCATACGGATCTTTTGGCGGGGGAAGGTCGAGAAGGCCACGACGAACAAGAAGAAGAACGTCGAGATTTATGGCGACGGAAGATACCTCACGATCACTGGCGACCATATCGAAGGAACACCGCTCGATATCCGGCCTGCTCCCAAGACCTACGCTGCCCTTCTGGCTCGAGCTGAGCCGGACCCCGAGGAGAAGAAGGAGAAGGAGGACGAGACTGAGCTCACGGAGTGGCACGTCATCAACTCGAAGGCCCTGAAGGAGCTTTCCCTGTGGGTCACGCCGCTCTTCGGCTCGGCAGCCCGCCGCCATGTGAATGGAACCTGGCGCGTCTCATCGAAGGACCTGGGCCGGGACCTCCAGGAAGACCTCAGCATCAGCCCGGAGGGGATCGTTGACTTCGGTATTGCGGACATGGGCGACCCTCGCCACGGGAAGCGCACACCGATCAGGCTCGTCGAGGATTATCGGAAGTGCACCTTCAATGAGGCTGTGGCATGGCTCTGCGATAAGATCGGCCATGAGAGGCCGCCGATCCTCCTCGACCCCAAGGACCCCGTAGCCAGCGCGAGGGAGATGAAGTGGAAGACCCTCACGCTCGATGATGGCACCTCGACCTTCCACCGCCACCTCGGCTTCTCCTGGCAGTACGATCCGGAGGCGGGGAAATACATCCAGCTCAACGATGAGCAGGTCCATAGCCTCATCCGGAAGTTCCTCGAGACGGCTGTGCGGAAGGAGAAGCAGGGTAAGAAGATCAAGGTCGTCCCCTTCAAGCCCATGTCGTCGAACGTAAGGGAGATCGCCGACGCTGCCACGACGGTCTTCGAGGTCAGCGCCAAGATAACCCTGCCTGCGTGGATCGGGACCGAGGAGATGCCGCCGGCCCATGAGTTCCTCGCCTGCGGCAATGGCCTCCTTCATCTCCCGACCAGCCAGCTCTTCTTTAAGACTGCGAGCTTTTTCAATACGGTTGCCACGGATGTGAAGTACAGCGAGGAAGCCCCTGAGCCAGTGAAGTGGCTGGCCTTCCTCGACCAGACGATCGTGGATACGGATGGGATCGAGGCCCTGCAGGAGTGGATGGGCTACACCCTCACGGTCGATACCAGGCAGCAGAAGATATTGATGTGCCTCGGTCCGAGGAGGAGCGGCAAGGGGACCGTGGATAAGGTCCTCACGCGGCTCCTGGGAGAGGGCTCAGTCACGGGCTTCTCTATCAAGGACTTCGGCGAGACCTTCGGCATACAGCATCTCATCTCGAAGTCTCTGGCCGTGGCTGCCGACGTGCGGGTAGATAGATGGATCAACCGGGCCTCGGCCATTGAGAAGCTCCTGTCGATCTCAGGCGAGGATGAGATCGCGATCAACCGGAAGAACCTTGGCGCGTGGTTCGGTCGGCTGCCGACCAGGCTGATGATCCTGACGAACGAGGCACCGAGGCTCAGCGATGCATCTGCTGCCCTTGCCTCGAGGTTCCTCGTGATCAAGTTCAAGAGGAGCTTCCTGGGCCAGGAGGATATGGACCTTGCCTCGAAGCTCATGGAGGAGCTGCCTGGGATATTGAACTGGGCCATCGAGGGATACAAGCGGCTGCAGAAGAGGGGGAGGTTCGTCCAGCCAGAGGCGGGCAAGGAAGTGGTCCAGACGATCGAGGCCCTGAGTGCTCCGATTACGGCCTTTGTGGAGGACAGGTGCGAGATTGGCGAGGGGCTCGAGGTCTCGACCGACCTCCTGTGGGACGAGTGGGTCGCTTGGAGCACAGGGAATAATAGCCATCCGGGGACCAAGATCAACTTCGTGCGGAGCCTCCGATCGGCCTTCGAGAGCATCGAGATTATTCAGCGACGTGAGGGCGGGAAGAGGCCGAAAATCTTTTTAGGTCTTGGACTTAACCAGGAAGAGGACCCTCTGTGAGCCCGGCTCAGATGGGGCCAACCCGGCTCAGATGTGGTCCAGGGGTTTAAGCCTGCCCTGCTTGCATTTTAGCTGCCCGGCTCAGATGGCTCAGATGGTTTTTGGTTCTCCCTACGTATACGTGTTTACGCGATACGAAGCGAATGTGAGACCAGAGAGTGCTTGTGTGCGTAGAGTTGATTTCATCTGAGTCATCTGAGTCAAGGGGGATAAAAAGACGACAGAGCAGTAACAAATGCCCGGCTCAGATGGTCTAAATGATGTGAGCCAATCTGAGTCATCTGAGCCAGGGTTTACTTCTGTCACGGAACTGAACTAGGTTCCCGCCTGGCACCAATCAGGTTCCCCGCCTGGTTCGCGGCCGAAAACTCTCACCTTACGAGAGTGCGGCAGCTTTGGCAAGGGGCCATATGTTTTCCTGGTACGTAGCAACGACCCACAGTCAGTCGGAGCTGTTAGCGTCAACGAACCTTAAACTTCAGGGCTTCAACGTTTTCAATCCGCGATGCAGGGTCCAACGATTCCTCAGAGGACGGCGGATCATCTTCTTCAGGTCCTACCTTCCTGGCTATCTCTTCATCGAGTTTGATGAGGGCGATGAGATGTGGCGGACGATCCATTCGACTCGTGGTGTCCGCAACGTTCTCTCCTCTGGTCCGGAGGAACCGCTGAAGCTGAAGCCGGGCATCGTCGATGAGTTGAAGTCTCGCTGTGATGGTGAAGGCTTCCTCCTCGAGAAGGAAGTTGATGAGGTCCTGATTCCTGAGCTTCCTTCTGGCTCGGTGGTTCAGATCGTTGAGGGACCGTTCCGAGGCTTCAAGGGGATTGTGAGGGCTTCGAGCCAGACGAGAGTGCAGCTGATCCTGAAGAGCCTTCTGGGAGGCGGCGCACCAATGGAGATGGCGCGGGAAAATGTGAGGATATGAGCCCCGGACCTCCCCGCGCTCTGTGCCCCGTGGAGCCTGAATGAATCTCGAGAAGTGTAGACCCTTTAGGGTTTCGCCTGAAAAACAATCACGAGGAATCAACGATGCCCCCTGGTGGCGCTAGACCCAACGCTGGTCGGAAGAAAGGATCAGCGAATCGCTTCAACACCGAGAGCCGAGAGAAGGCGAAGCTGAGTGGCCTCCTCCCGCTGGACTACATGCTCGGTGTGATGCGGGACGAGAGACTGCCGAAGCCTCGTCGAGATGAGATGGCGAAGGCCGCGGCTCCCTACCTCCACGCTCGCCTGGCCTCGATGCAGGTATCGGGCAACCCCGATGCACCGCTCGAGACGATCACCCGCATCGAACGGGTCATCATCCGACCGGAGGACGCGAAGCCGGAGGTCAAGTCGAACGGCCACGATGCCGACCCTACAGATCAAGACCCTTCCGGTATTTGAGCCCCTCCTCCAACCGGCTCGCTACAAGGGGGCGTGGGGTGGGCGAGGGTCGGCGAAGTCTCACTTCTTCGCTGAGTATGTGATCGAGCAGTGCGTGCACAACCCGCCGATGAGAGCGGTCTGCCTTCGTGAGATACAGAACTCGTTGAGGCAGAGCGTGAAGCTCCTCATCGAGGACAAGATCCAGAAGCTCGGGGTCGGCCGGTCGTTCCGGGTCCTCGAGGATCGGATCGAGGCTCCTCGAGGAGGCATGATTATCTTCAACGGGATGCAGAACCACACGGCCGAGTCGATTAAATCCCTCGAGGGCTTTCGCATCGCCTGGTTCGAGGAAGCCCAGTCAATGTCGAAGTTCTCCTTGGGCCTCCTTCGACCGACCCTTCGAAACGACGCTGAGCTTCTGTTCAGTTGGAACCCGAGGAAGGCGTCGGACCCGATCGATCAGTTCCTCCGCAGCGGTGATCTCCCCAAGCGAAGCATCGTGGTGAGGACGAGCTATGAAGACAATTATTTTTTCCCCGATGACCTCCGCGACGAGATGGAGTACGACAAGCGGCGGGACCCGGACCGCTACGCCCACGTCTGGCTCGGCGAGTATGAGAAGCGGAGCGAGGCGAGGGTCTTCCACAACTGGAAGGTCGAGGAGTTCGAGACGCCGAGTGATGCACGGTTCCGGTTCGGTTGCGACTGGGGCTTCAGCATTGACCCGACCGTCCTGGTTCGGTGCTTCATCAAGGGCCGCACGCTCCTCATCGACCATGAGGCATGGAAGATCGGCTGTGAGATAGACTACACGCCAGCCCTCTTCGCTGGCAACGATACGGCCCGCAATCCCCCGCGGTGGCCCAACCCCTACGGCTACAAAGGCATTCCTGGCTCGACCACGTGGCCCATCATCGCTGATAGTGCTAACCCCCAAAGCATCTCCTACCTGGCCCGGTTGGGCTTCAACATCCGATCCTCGATCAAGGGCGCGGGCTCCATCGAGGAGGGCATCGAGTTCCTCAAGGGCTACGATATCGTGGTCCATCCCCGCTGCAAGCATACGATCGATGAGTTCTCGACCTACAGCTACAAGGTAGACCCGAAGACGGATGAGATACTGCCGGTGCTCGAGGACAAGAAGAACCATGTGATCGATTCAGTACGGTACGGGACGGAGCCCGAGAGACGGGCCCCTGCCGTACCGCTCTTCACCACTCAATCTCTTCATCCCTGAAAGGGAGACCACGATGGCTCGCGATAAATCCTCGGTAGAGATTGGCTCGGATGGGATGCCCCGTCAGTCAAAGGATGTTCCTCCGAATGGCTATGATAAGCCGGAGGGCAAGGCCGTGAAGGGTCCGCACCGCAGTGATCCGGACTTCGGCCACCAGGCCTCCATGTCCAACCCCCAGACCGTGAAGAAGGAGGAGGGCCGATGAGTCCTCCCTACAAGTTCGTCGACGAGGCAACCGGCCAGACGGTCGAGACCGACGGCGAGAAGTGGGAGGGGATGGACGTCAAGCCGGGAGACACCATCGAAATCTACAACACCTCGGCCCCTGATGGCGCACCATGGGCCCGCATCTCTCCCGGCGAGCTCACGAGACCAGGAGGCACAGAGCCTCCCATTGAGCCGCCGATCGAACCTCCGATCGAACCGCCCATCACACCGCCCACCGGGAGCAATGGCATGGACACCGTCACCAACGAACGCGAGCTCAAGGACGCTCTCACGACCTACGCAAACGAGATGCGGGTCGGCCAGCTCTATGGCAAGGGAGTGATCGAGGTCAACGATACCATCAACATCCGCCAGTACACCCACGATGGTTGCCCGTGGGGCGTCAACATGAACCACACCAAGATCCAGTGGAAGGGACCCGCTGGCCGCGACGTCCTGGTCTATCAGGGAGTGGATGGGATCGGCAACCGTTGCCTCTTCCTCGAGAAGTTCGTGATCGATGGCAATGGCTACGGCGGCTCACCGGCCGGCGCCTGCCTGAAGATTTACGCGCCTGACGGCGATCCGGGTTGCATCTACAAGTTCACCGTCCGAGATGTTTTCACGGGCTGGGCGACGAATGGGATCGCCCTGGTTGGGGCCGTCTTCGAGGGCCTGATGGAGAATGTCCACGCTGAGAACCATACGAAGGATGGCATCCTGCTCGAGCACATCTACGAGCCCAAGTGGTCGATCGTCTCGAACGTGATGATCGTCCACCCGAACTCGAGCCGCAACTTCGGCGCGGGCCTTCGCCAGGTCTACAGCGTCAACTCCATCTTCGGCTCCTACGTCCTGAACGCCGAGGGTGGGATCAACGCCCCTGAAGGGATCAGGTCCGTCCTCGCCTCGAACGGCGAGAACACGGGCGAGTGCCTCTTCATGCTGGGGACGAACGGCTATGGCTCCGTGGTCCATGGCTGCGAGGCCTCGACCAATGGCGAGACCGTTGCCCGCAAGTATCAGAACGGCCAGTGGGTCGATGTAGGGAAGCCCATGCTCTACGGGATGAATCAGCCCGGCGGGGTCTATGAGGAAGGTAGCCACGTCTCGTACTATGGCTCAGGCGGCCACAACGTCCGATGGGTCAAGTGATGCTGCGGGTCCTCTTCACCCTCCTGGTCGGGGCGTGCTCACCGGCCCCCAGCTACACACCCTCGCCACCAACACCGCCGCCGGTGGCGTGGCCTGCGCCGGCCTTCGAGCCCAGCACCTATCGCAACTACGACGACTGCGCAAACGCAGCCGTCCAGGCTCGAGCTCAGGTCACTGACTGCAACAAATGGTTTCCCCGGAGGAGTTAGCTCATGGCCGTCGAGAGCACCCTTCTCCCCGCAACGATCGGCACGGTCACGTATCCGAATGCGGGGCTGTGGACCGGCGGTGACTCGAACCCGGACACACCATCGAGCGACTACACGATGATGAAGCCCTACTGGGATGCCGTCGAGACGATCATGGACGGTGCTCCGGCGGTCCGACGGGCCGGCATCCTCTATCTGCCGTCGTTCCCTCATGAGAGTGTGATCGACTATGAGTACCGTCGCCGCAATGCCATGTTCTCGAACATCTATCGAGATATTGTCGAGGGCCTGGCAGCCAAGCCGTTCGCCAAGGAAGTGATCCTCGAGGACGGCACGGCAAGCGAGGCGGTGAAGGAGCTCGCGGAGGATATCGATGGCCAAGGGAACAGCCTCCACGTCTTCGCAGCCCACGTGTTCTTTCAAGGTATCAACGACGCCATTGATTGGATTTTTGTGGATAAGCCTGTGGTACCCGCTCGAGCCAGCGTGGCCGAAGAGAAGGCGATGGGGGCTCGTCCCTACTGGGTCCACATCCCGGCCAAGCGGATGCTCGCCGTCTACAGCGATATCATCGCCGGCAAGGAGGAGATCGTTCACGCCCGCATCCACGAGCCCGACAAGATCAGAACGGGGTGGAGCGAGCGGGTGGTCAATCGAGTGAGGGTCCTCGATCGGCCCTACCTGGCTGATGGGACCTACGGCCCGGCTACCTGGACGCTCTACGAGGAGGTCAACCAGCCCAACCTGCCGACCAACAAGACCTTCATCATCGTCGGAGGCGGACCTATCGCCATCGGCGTCATCTCGCTCGTCCCCTTCATCGTGGGCCGCCGTAAGGCAACCACTTGGCAGTTCGTCCCGCCGATGCAGGACGCGCTCTTTCTCCAGATCGAGCACTATCAGCAAGAGACGAACTTGAAGTCGATTAAGGAGCAAGCAGCCTTTCCGATGTTGGCCGGTAACGGTGTTACTCCCGTCCTGGATTCAGGCGGGAAGCCGAAGCCCGTGCCGACGGGGCCAAAGTCTGTTCTGTATGCTCCTACGGGGACAGATGGCGCGGCGGGGTCGTGGACCTTCATCGAGCCGGCCTCGACTTCCCTCACCTTCCTGGCCGCGGACGTGAAGGCCACGGAGGAGAAGCTGCGTGAGCTCGGCAGGCAACCTCTCACGGCTCAGTCGGGCAACATGACCGTGGTCGGCACAGCCTTCGCCGCGGCCAAGGGCAACTCGGCTATTCAAGCGTGGGCCTTGAACCTCAAGGACGCTCTTGAGCAGGCCTTCCTCCTCACCTGCCTCTGGATGGGCGACCCAAGCGAGCCCGAGGTCGTCGTCCACACCGACTTCGCCATCGACCTCGAGAGCGACAGCGCTCCCAACTTCCTGCTCGAGCTTCGGAAGAACAAGGAGATCAGCCGCAAGACGATCCTCAGCGAGGCCCAGCGCCGCAACTACCTGTCAGCGGACTTCGACGAGGAAGAGGACATGGAAGAGATACTTGATGAGGAACCTGCTGAACCGTCCCCTGCCGAACTCTTGGCAGCAGCAGGTGGAGCAGCACCACCACCGGGACAACCGCCGAAGAAAATGATTCCACCGAAGGAGCAAAATGATGCCTCGTGAAGCATGGGTCCTCGTCAAGGCTATGGTCTCTGACACCTATCCCGACAACTCGCTGCCTGGTCCGCAGCCCCCGTTCCCTGGTGGCGGTGGTCAACCCCCAGGTATCTGGGGGCCGACCGATCCGCGTCCCTCACACCCGATTGCCCAGCCACCGGGTGGTTGGGGCGGTGGCGGCCAACCCCCAGGTATCTGGGGGCCGACCGATCCGCGCCCGACCCACCCGATTGCCAACCCTGGCAATCCCAACTGGCCGGGCGGACCCCCGGGCATCTGGGGGCCGACTGATCCGCGACCGACACCGCCGATCTACATTCCGATTGTGCCGCCGCCGACTGATGGCAACCCGCATCCGGAACATCCGATTTATATTCCGGTGCCGATGCCGCCGGACGGCATCTGGGGACCGAACGATCCGCGCCCGAGCAACCCGATCACCAATCCTGGCGATCCCAACAATCCTGGTGCAGGCCAGCCGCGTCCGCCGATTTCTCCGGAGGTGATTGAGAAAATCAAGAAGCTCGTTGACTTCTTGTACGGCAACCTGCCGGAAAATCCCAATCCGGTGCCGACACCGGTCGCTACGCCGCCAGCGGCCTAGTTCTTCCTGAAGCAAACTTCCCGGCGGTCAATCTCGGCCGCCGGATTTTTTCTCGAAGGAGCCAACATGATGATGCCCCCTGAGCCCAAGCCCGAAGACGAAGAAGATGTGCCGGAAGAGGACGGCGACGAAGAGAAGAAGCCCGAACCGGCTTGATCCAAAGGGGGCTTCGATGCCCCATCCAATTTTCCACACTCTCAACATGAAGGCCGTAGGTGTTACGTTCTACAGCCGGGAGTGCTGCCAGTTCCGGGCCATGGTAGACCAGGCAAGGGACGGCCAAGAGAACGGCCTGGTGCCGAAGAGCGCGAACCTCGAGGGGTTCGTGCTGAACTACCAGGCAGAACACCTGTACCGGTCGGCATCGGAAGGTGAAGCGTAGGAGGAGGGCGGACGCCCTCAAGGACGAGGAGGGGCCGGACGGCCCGAAGACTAGGATAGGGCGGACGCCCACAAGGAGACGATCGATGCAATTGAAAACCGTGACTATTGACAACAAGGTGTATGCCGAGGTCCGTAATGACCTGCCGGTGTACATCGAGGAAGATGGCAAGGAGATTGAGTTCGACGCGAAGAGTGCGAGGGACAAGATCAACGCCAACGCCACTGATGCCAGGATCAACCGCAAGAAGCTCGAGGACGCCGAGAAGGCGCTCAAGGTCTTCGAGGGGTTGGACCCGGACAAGTCACGGGAAGCTCTCAGGACAATCGAGAACATCAAGGACGGCGAGTTGGTTGCAGCGGGCAAGGTCGAGGAGATCAAGCTCAATGCAAACAAGGCTGCCGAGGATCGAGTAGCGGCCGCGAACAAGGCTAATGAGGAAGCCCTGGCAACCGCGAGGACCGAGGCCGAGAAGTTGTCCAAACAGCTGCATGCCGAAAAGATCGGGGGCAGCTTCGCTCGCTCGAAGTACATCGCAGAAAAGACACTGCTGCCTGGTCCGGCAGCGGAAAAGATATTCGGCGATTATTTCAAGATCGAGGACAACAAGGTTGTGGCCTACGGGACGGACGGCAATAAGGTCTACTCTCGCTCGAAGCCGGGCGACGATGCCGAGTTCGAGGAAGCAATCGCTATGCTGATCGACGCCTATCCTTTCCGCGACAACATCCTCAAGGGTGCGGGTAGCGGGAGCGGAGCTCGCGGGGCCAATGGCACTGGCGGGACCGGCAGCAAGACGATGCTGCGGCAGGAGTTCGAGAAGCTCGATCCACAAGCCAAGATGAAGCAGATGTCTGAGGGGTTGCAGGTCGTCGACAGCTAATGACCCTTTGCCAGAAGCACAGGGTGGATGTGGCCGGATGGCCGCGCGTCTAGCGTAAACCCCACCAACATCAACGAGAGGCCATCCGATGGCGAATACCATTTCCGCCGTCCTGCCCAGCTTGTACGCTGCGCTGGACGTTGTCTCACGGGAACTGATCGGGATTATCCCCGCAGTTCAACGCAATACCTCCATGGAGCGGGCCGCAGTCGGCCAGGTGGTCACGATCCCGGTCGTGCCTCCGGCAACCGGCGGCAACGTCACTCCCGGCTCCGTCCCTCCGGATGATGGCGATGCCATCATCGGCACGCAGGCTGTCGCGATCACGAAGTCGAAGTACAGCCCCGTGCGGTGGAACGGCGAAGAGCAGCTTGCCCTCGGGCCGGCGGGCACATACAACACGATCCTGGCGGATCAGTTCGCCCAGGCCATGCGGTGGCTGGCGAACCAGATCGAGGTCGATGGCGGCATCGCTGCAGCCAACGGCGCCTCGCGGGCTTATGGGACGGCGGGGGCTCCTCCGTTCGGCACCGCAGGCGACCTCACGGACTTCGCGGGCATGAACAAGATCCTCGATGAGAACGGTGCCCCGCAGTTCAACCGCCGCATGATCCTCGGACCGGCAGCCCGGTACAATCTCGAAGGCAAGCAGAGCGTCCTCTTCAAGGCCAACGAGGCCGCGACGACCGACCTGCTGCGCCAGCGCATCGTCACCCAGGTGATGGGCTTCGGCATCGGCTTCTCGATGGGTATTCCGACCCACGTGAAGGGCACTGGCACGGGCTATGCGGTCGGCGGTTCTCCTGAGCCGATCGGCGATCAGATCATCGCAGTCACGGGCGGCACGGCCGGCGCAACCGGACTTGCTACTGGTGACGTGGTGACCTTCGCGGGTGATACCAACAAGTATATCGTTGGCACCCCGGGCTTGAACGCCGCAGCGGGCAACATGCCCCTCAACGCTCCGGGTCTCATGGCCGCGGCAGCAGGCGGCACCCTGGTCACGATCGGCGCGAACTTCGTGGCCAACCTGGCCTTCACGCCGAACGCTCTTGTGCTGGCGGCGCGGGCTCCTGCTCTTCCCACCGGCGGAGACAGTGCGGACGACCGGACCTTCATCGTCGATCCAGTCTCCGGGCTGGGCTTCGAAGTCTCGCTCTATCGCGAGTATCGCCGCATCCGTTACGAGGTGGCGATGGCGTGGGGTTGGGGCGTGGTGAAGGAGGAGCACATTGCGATCCTCCTGGGCTAGAACCTTCTGGCCCAGTCAGCGTTCATCATCTATCGTCAACTCAGAGGAGGCCCATGATGGCCGAAGAGATTGAGACCATTCGCGTCGTTGACAAGCGGACCGGTCGTGGTCCACTGCTCATGAACAAGTCAGACTTCGAGGGGCAGAAGGAGCAGTATGAAGTCTATCAGGACCCGGGTGGGGTCACGATGAACAACATGCCGGTTGGTGTCGACCCGCTGGGCCGCAACACCAGCGGGACCTACTCGGAGCCGACGCCGTCCGATATCCGCTTCCCGGACAAGGACGCAACCGAGTTCGAGAACAACCACGGCGCGTTCCTCGCCAGGGACGCGGCCTCGATGAGGAAGGCCGTCGGCCAGCCGGATGAGCCGGGTGGCGTGGTCGGTCCTGATGATAGCCTCGAGATCGAGAACGGCCTGCCGCCGGATACCGGTGAGAAGCCGCCACCGGGAAGCGGCGGAGGTCCCTTGTCCATGAAGGAGACTGAAGGCACGAAGTCCTTGGTCACGAAGGGCAAGGACGGCAAGCGCCAGGTGGTCCTCGGCGGCCTGAGTGAGGCTGACGTTGCTCACTATGAGAGCCTCAAGGGCGATCGCACGAAGCGGCTCGCCTGGATTTCCCAGAAGCGGGCATCTCAACCCAAGACCCTTCCCACACCAGAAGAGGTTGAGAAGTCCCGTGGCGGAAGCGGCAAGTCCGCCCGCCGTCAAGAGGAGCAACAGCGCCGTCCCGGCGGGGCGGCGCCTGCCCAGCCGACTTCCCCGGGGGCAACTCCTCCGAAGCCCTAGTTCGAGGGGCGATTATCGAGGCCGTCATCTCCCAGACGGCCTCGATCTTTTTTCTGGAGCAAGCCATGTCCTTCGTGCCGGCTTTTGGCGTGGGCGACTTCGTTAAGATCAAGCCGCTCGAGGGTCGCCATGGCCGGGTCATCGAGCTGATCCGATATGATGATGCTTGGCTCTTCGTCGTACGCTACATGCGGGACGGCGACGTGAAGATGATGCGATGCTTGGTTGATGAACTCGAACCAACGGAGGCCTGAGATGACCCTCGGTCTCGCCTACTGGATCCTGATGCTGATCTGGCTCGTCTGGGGTATTGTCTGGCATAGCGGTTACATCGCTTCGCCGATCGCTCCTGCGGGAAATTATCTGTTGCTGTTCCTTCTGTTCGGCCTTGTTGGCTGGCAGGTGTTTGGTCCCCCACTGCGGAGGTAGACGATGGCTGTTCAACTTGGTGTCGCGACCCGTAATGCGCGGCTTGATGCAATCGAAGGTGCGGGTGGCTTGGGCACCTCTCCCATCATGACGATCAAGACGGGTGCCCAGCCAGCCAACTGTGCCACGGCAAATTCGGGC